GAATTCTTGTGTTCAGCTTCCGCCCTCGCGAGCGCTACGGCGCCGCGGAAGCGGCGATAGTGGTAAATCGAGAGGCGTTCGTTGGTGTACGGCTTGGCTGGCTGCGACATGAGCCTGCCCAGCAGGCCGGCAGCGATGCCCTGGCGATACTTGGACAGGATCCACTCCGGCATCTGCGGCCAGCCGTCGCCGTCGACCGGGTCTACAGTCGTCAGCACTACCGTCGCGGTCAACGTCTCAACAACGCTTGGTGCGGTCCCCAGCGTGATCTCGCCAGGCACCTGCATGGTGGCGGCTACAGGCGCGTCGTTCTCGTTGGCCACGCCAACTAGAGATATAATCGTGCCTGGATCACTGTTGACAGCGTAGTAGAAGGTCTCGTCAACCTCGGTCTCGAAGTCGACCTCTTCCTTCCAGATCAGAGAGTCGCGGAAGAATTCATCCAACACATTAAACAGCTCGAGCTTCAGCACAGCCTCCAGCGCCCCAGGGACGTGGATCGTGACGTTCTTGACCAGACGCTCGATCTCGGTGTGGGACATGTCCTCAGCCCAACGCTATCAACGTGTTGACGAACTTGGTCAGGAGTTGGCCGGCGCGGGCGTCCGTGGTGTCTTCTTCGTCGCGGAGCTGCGCGTGACCGACCATGTAGTACAAAAAGGCAACTCGGTACTGCACGTCGATGTCGACGGCGGTCGAGTCGTTAGCCGAATAGAATGGGATGTCGTCGAGGCTTTCCAGGAACAGGTCAGGACGCAGGCGGCGGGCTTCGGTGACCGCCAGGCTCAGTCCTGCCACCAGCTCCAAGTCGCTGTACCGGTACGTCACGACCGTGTCCTGCAGGAGCACTCGAGCCCTGGTGACATAGTCCGCTACGGTCGCGAGAGCAGCCACGGTTTACCCCTGGGTAGTTAGGGGCTCCCGGTTAGGGGAGCCCCACCGTTACCTCACAGGTAACCTTACGCCTTGGAGACGATCGCCTGCGCCAGTGCGACGCCGTCGACCACCTTGTAGCCGTAGATCTGCAGGCCGCGCAGGATGCTGCCGAAGGTGAACTCCGACCGGATCCCGCCCTCGACCTTGCTGAACTGCGTGGCGAAGGTCAGGCCGTGCGCGTGACCGGCGTAGACCGCATACTCGCCAGCCGCCAGACCACCCGCGGTGCCAGCCGGCAGCAGGTTGCTGGTGTAGAGCGTGAAGCGGTCGATCATGCCAACGCGTCCGTTACGGAGCATCGTCACGCTGTCACCCGACAGATAAGCCTGGCGCAGCTCGGACCGCTTGACGAGTGTCGCAGCCCAGGTCGGCAGGACGAGCCAGCGTCCAGTCTCCGGGATGTTCCGCTCATCGAGCGTCTGGCCGAGACGCAGGATCATGTCGAGAACCTCGACTTCGCCAGTCGCCGGGTCAGAAGCGACCAGGGCCAGAGGAGTCGTGGTGGCGCCCAGGTTGATGGCCGCCGAGATCGCGCCCGCGGTGGTGCCGCGGTTGGTCGTGGCAGTCGCCTGGTTGAGGATGCCCAGGAGCACGTCGGTGTCGATCGTGATCTTGAACTGCTCGGCAGCGTCGTCCGCCCACACCGACATGTTGTTCAGATCGCTCTGAATTTCCATGACGTCGTCGAGGATGACGCTGAAATACTTGCCCTTGTCGATGAGCAATTCCACCGTCGAGGCCACCGGGCGCTGCAGTGCGAGGGCGCCGTCAGCTCGGTAGTCGTTGATCGTGATGGTGGGCTTCGTCCGGATCTTGACGGTGTCGCCCTGGTTCTTGATCTCGCCTTCGTAGTCGGTGTTCGAGATCGCAGCGAGCACGGTCGAGTTGTAGAACTTCTCGACGAGCTTGCCGCTCCAAATCTGCGGGATGAACCCAGCAGCCTGGAGGCCGTTACCGGTCGAGCCAGCCGGATAAATTGCCGGGGTGGTAGCGATGGTAGCGAGAGGAAACGCCATTTGAGTGGCCCCACGGTTGTGGCGTTACCTCTCGGGTAACGCCGGTTATTTGAGGATGCGCCCTTCCCTACCCGCCTCGAAGATCTGGCGGTCAAGGGTGTTCTTCTCGTCTTCTCGGCCGCGGTACCTGCCCGCGGCGGAGTCAGCGTAGAACTTCGTGACTTGGGCTTGGGTGAAGAAGGGCTTCTCAGCGGGCACCGAGGTGGCCGCGGTTCTGGCTCTGCCTGGAGCCGCCAGGGTTTCGAGCGGGATCTTTGCTGCGGCGGGGGCCGCGGGAAGAGCCGGCTGAGTCCCTTGCGGGTCGACTACGGCAGCCTCTGACAGGAAGCCTTTGAAGAACGCCAAGGCGCGGGGACCATTGTTCGCCGCGACGGCGTCATCAAGTAGTGTATGGCGTATAGCACCGCTGTAAGTGTCTGGCAATGCTAACCAATCAAGAAATTTTTCGTTGTTGTTGAGTTCGGCCCAGTTCGGACAACCCTCGTTAAGGTGGTCGTACATTCGGCCACGGGCGTCTTTGGCGATATGGCCACCGACGCTTTCTAGGCTCTTGGTGAGCTTATCGACCTTCGCCTTGAGATCCTCCACTTCCGGACTGAACTTCTCGACTGCCTTGCGGCCGACCACGTCCAGGAACTCCTCGCCGTAGTCGACCACCTCTTTCTCGGTGATGAGCGACGACTGGCGCGGCGCGGGCGGCGCGGGTGCGGCGTAGGTGGCGGCGGCAGCCTCCAGGGCATCCAGACGCTGCGCCAAGGTAGCGTTCTGGCGAACGAGGGCGTCGTGACGCCCCTTCATGGATGTGTACTTGTGTTCCCAACTGTCCGGAGCGGGCGCGGGAGCGGGTGCTGGCGCGGGAGCTGGAGCGGGAGCGGGCGCGACGAGGGTGGGATCAGGCTGTGGACTTACTTCTTGGGGTGCCGGATCAGGCTGTGGGCTTACTTCCACCGGGGCGTCGGAGTCGACGTAGGTCGCTTTGTGGATTTCGGCGGCTTGGGCTGCGGCAGCGATCACGGCAGCGGGGATCTTGACACTGGAGTCGGTATCAGCGAGGCGCTTAGCCATAGTGGGTAGTCTCCGTTTGCGCGCGTGCGGCCGGGGCGGCACGGGCGGTCAGCCGTACGGCGGGTGCGGTACGGGTGTAGGTCCCGGCGAGGGTGTTACCTCGCCGGGTAACTCGTCTCAGAACACCTTACGACGCAGTCTTGAGGAACGGGTAGAGCGTGACCGCTTCCGCGCCGGACGTGACGTTGGTGAACTTGGCGATGACGATCTGCGACGTCACCGTAGGCATGGTAGCCGTACCGTGGCCACCGGTGATGGTCAGACCAGTGTTGGTCGTGATCGTCAGGGTGTTGTTGCCAGCGTTGACCAGGAACAGGACGGCCATCGAGCCGACCTGGACGTTGGGGAACGCCGCCACGAGGGCCGCGGCGGTGGGGAAGGTCAGCGCGAGGGCGCCGGCCGCCGTGGTAATGAACACGCCGGCCAGGAACTCGGCCGCCGTCATGGTCCGCGCCGTGGTCGTGGTGTTGGTGGTAGCAAGACCAACACTCTCGATGGCGTGGAGTTCGTCGGCGAGAACGTTGATCGCGGCGGTGTTCGAGCCGAGAGTAGCGGGAGTGAAGCGATCAGCCATTAGAGTAACTCCTCAGTGTTTGGGTTTGGTTTCTGAATAGTTTCTAGAGTTTCTGGGTCGCCATCTTTCGCTCGTGCATACGATCGGCGGACTTGATCGCATCACTCAACAGGGCCACGAGCTGGACACACTGCTGTGCACGCCCCTGGGACCTCTGAAGCTCGTCCAGCTGCGCAAGTACGCAGTTGTCTTTTCGGGCGTCCGTGTACTTGCGGAACGCCTCGAGAAATTCTCTCCACTCGCCTGGCGCACTGCGCGCCAACCTGGCGGCGGGTTCAGTCAGGTCTTTGTCTTCGGCCAGGCTCATTTCAGAGCCTTTGCCATGCCCAGGATCGACGGGGTTTCTCGTAGTCCCGTCTCTCCGAACCCGAAGCCCGTGTACGCCAGGGGGTCCTGGCGCAGCACGTCTTTGGTGTAGAGCTTCGACTTGGGTGGAGCCGTGCTCTTAGCGAACGGTCCCCGCCCCGGAGCCTTCGGGGCGGAGACTTTGATCGGTAGCTTTTTCGCCTTGGCGAAAACTGCGGCCATTAGGTGACCGCATCCGAGAACGGCGTCACTTCAGCGCCGGACTGGCTAATCATGCCGCGGACCGCCCAGCCGGTGGCCGAGATGTCCTCGAACTCGACCCAGTCACCGACGGCAGCGCCGCCCTTGGTGGTGCCGTTCAGAGTGACAGTGTCGTCCGTAGCGCCGGAGGGCCACGTACGAGCGGCTTCGTTCGCGTGGTCGGTCGCGCTTTGCCCGAAGATGAGTCCCTCCATGAGGTCGGTGCCAACCACGGAGCTGAACACATAGCCCGTGGTAGAGACTCCACCCACGACGAACCGGTAGCGCCCACCACTGCCAGTAGCCGCCGGCAGGGCGATGGCGATGCCACCGGAGCGGTTGAGCACGATCGTCTTACCGTCGTGGAGCGCCTCGGTGACAGTCAGCGTCGACGCAGTGGCGTTGACGATGCGAGTCGACGCGTCGGCCACGCGGTCGATCTCGACCCCAGTTGCGCTGATTGCGGCGGTGATGCTGTTCAGATACGCAACCTGCGTCTGAAGCTCTTTGATGTACTTCCCGCGCCGCGCGATGTCGTTCATAGTCCGGACAGTTACAGCCATTTTAGTCTCCTGTTACTTTCTGCGCCCGTATGGTTGGGTCGCTTGTTGAACCTGCCGGTCAGCAGGCTTTTGCCGGT